TTATTTATATTGTTAATTGTATATATAAAATATAAAATATATAAAAAGAGTATAAAAATTGATTGTATTATCGTCATAGAAAAATTGTATAACAAAATAATTATAATTATTATTATTATAAATTGTTGCCAATAATATTTCTAGTGTTTTCTAGAAATGAATCCTGAAGAATATAAATTATTAAAATTATTTAGTGATTTTAAAAATATAGACCAATATATTGAATGTTTTCTAGTAAAATATGATGTTCGTCAGGCATATTTACTAGAAGGTTGTAAATGTTTAGGAAGGCGGGAAACTGGATTGTTTGCTAGAATATTTTCAAAAGATAATTGTAAAATTCATTCTAGCATTAGAAAATGGTTTCCAACATTAATAGAAACGCATCTTCCAGGCTTTGGATCATTTATTAGTAATGATAAAATAGATTTGAATGAAATAACAAATGATGATGATGTTGGGCGGATTTTGGGATATCCTGCATGGAAAGGATTTAGTAAGTTAGATAGAAATGAAATGCATTATAGTTTTAGTATACGGATTACTTTTAAAGATTATCCGAGCAAGTATAAACATTTTTTCGAACCAATAGAAATAATAACTAATGTTTCTAGCAATGATATTACAGATGATATGGAAATAATAAAAAGAAAAATAGAATATATTTTGAAAGTGGAAGGCGAATCTGGCGAAACTGGATTAATAATTCAACAATATATAAACACTATTGAGGTGGTAAAGAATGTTCATTATCCTGTTAAGTATTTAATTAAGAAATTGATAGAAAATTCTAGTAATGGTAGTAATGGTAGTAATATAGGTAATACTGATAATAGCAGTGATATAAATTATATTTTGACGGAAAAAGAAAAAGATGAAATACGAAATTATATCTGGAATATAAATGATAGCTTAAACCAATACGATTTTGTATGGGATAATCCAATCCATATTGGAATTATTATATCTTTATTATTACAGCACGAAAATCACGAATTAGAGCCATTTTATAATTATTTCAGGGAAGAACATCCAAAGGCATTAGAAAGTATTGATATAAATTGCAAATATGCTCTAGCGTTGATAAGAGTATTGGATATGGCAAAATATAGCTGATAAGGCAAAATTGATTTTAATATATTTTAATATTTTTTAATACATTTTAATATTTTTTTATTATATAAATAAAAATTGAAAAAATGAAAAAGTATATTAGTTTAAAAAAACTATTAAATACATAAAATACATTTAGTATATAACATTGGTAAGAATTAGTAAGCATTAGTAAGCATTAATAAGCATTAGTAAGTATTAGCAAAAAATAAAAATTAATTGTTTCTAGAATGTGTGGTATATTTGCATTGATTTCTAGCAAAAATATTAAAGATAATATTAAAGTTCGTAAATATGCCCTTAAGATGGCAAAGAACCTGCGGCATCGTGGACCAGATGGAACTGGATTTATGCAAACAACACACGGATGTTTTGCACATACCCGTTTAAGTATTATTGACCCAGAATCAGGTAATCAACCATTGGTTCATTCGTATTCTGGTAATAATGCAGATAATCAGTTAATTCTATGTGTGAATGGTGAAATATTCAATTACAAAAATATTAAGGCTGAAATAAGTAGTTATGATTATAAAACTAATGGAGATTGTGAGCCTATTCTTGCATTGTATAACCACTATACTAGTGGAAATGGAATTGTTAATCAGGGTGAAATTAGTGGCTTGGTAAATGTTTTAACCCATCAGCAAATAATTTCGATGATGAAGCATCTAGATGGACAATTTAGTTTTATATTACACGATACCCGTTCTAACATGGTTTTAATTGCACGCGATCCATTTGGAATTACACAATGTTATTATGGAATGGATAAATATGGAAATATTCAAGTTGCAAGTGAAATGAAAGCATTAGAAGGTTGTATTAAAGTAGAAGTAATGCCTGCAGGTAGTTATCTTTATTTCAATGTGAAAGATGCATTTTTAAAACCCGTATATTATTTTGCAGAAATGCCAAATGGCGGATGGGTAAAGCAATCCCATTATGTCGGTGCAGAGAACCTTATTAATGGAAGTAATAACAGTATTTTAAAATATGAATATCAACCCCAACCAATATTAAGTGCTTCTGAAGAAATTGAATTATGTGCGAAGATAAGGGAAACATTAGAACGGGAAGTAGTAAAACGTTTAATGTGTGATGTGCAATTTGGTTGTTTGCTGTCAGGTGGTTTAGACAGTTCATTAATTGCATCCATCACTATGAAATATATGCGAGAACATCCTGAAATTTATGGTGTGGAACCAGTATTACATACTTTTTCAATTGGTGATAAGGATGGTTCCGATCTACCATTTGCCCGGCAAGTTGCAGACCATATTGGAAGCAAACATCACGAAATCCGATTTACTGTAGAAGATGGATTAAATGCTTTAGAACAAGTTATATGGCATTTGGAAACTGCAGATATTACTACTATTAGAGCTAGCACACCCCACTTTTTGCTTGCCGAGAAAATCCAATCATTGGGTGTAAAGATGGTTTTATCTGGGGAAGGTAGTGATGAAATATTAGGAGGTTATCTGTATTATCATTTTGCCCCAGACGATAAATCCCATCAATTGGAATGCAAACGACGTGTATTAGAATTGGGATATTTTGATTGTTTGCGGGGAGATAAAAGCACTATGGGAAATTCGTTGGAGGGACGGGTTCCATTTTTAGGTGCGGATTTCGTTAATCTTTGTATTAATATTCATAAGGATGTAAAAACACAAAACGGGATGGAAAAATATATACTACGGAAGGCATTTGATATGAATAATATTTATTTACCAGATAGTGTTTTATATCGGCAAAAGGAACAATTTTCGGATTCAATTACTTATCGATGGATTGATACATTACGCGAAATGACAGATAAAGAAGTTAGGGAAAATCATTGGAATGCTTATTTAAATAAAGAAATGTTATATCCTATAAATACACCGCAAACTACCGAAGCATTTTATTATAGATTAATATTTGAAAAATTATATCCTAATCGGGCAAATACTTTTAAATCCTGGGTTCCTAATACCGATTGGAAAGGTATTGTTTCAAGCGACCCTAGTGGACGAGCACAAAAATGCCACCAAGATAGCATTATACTTTAACATACTTTAACATCCTTTAACATCTATTATCAGTTATTTAGCAAAAATAGTTTATCCAATATAAAAATTGAAAAATATAAGCTAATATATGTTTATATTATCTTAACCTCACCCAACCTCATAAATAATGCAGTCTTCAAGTATTAAACAACGTTTTTTAGCTCCTCGTCATCAAAGAAAAAAACAAGACAATATGCAAGACAATATGCAAGACAATATTCAAGATAATATTGACAAATATTTCAAATCTTTCTGTAAAAAAATTGGTGTAATTCATTATTCTACTAAGGGCAAATATAAAACAATTGATTCTCTTTGGAAACCCATTTATCAAGAAATGCAAACTGATGGCATTCAATTAAATACATTTGATGAAACTATTTCATATTTGCTTCAAAAATTGGATACTATTCCATTTTCAAAAAAATTTGTGTATGAATATATTATTCGAGAATTACATAATTATAGCAATATGTCAAAAGAATTTGCAAGTAATTATAAAGATTATATTAAAAGATTGAAATGTTATGCAAAGGGGCGTAAATGTGCTAATATGGAAGAACTAAAAAAAGAACTGACATATTACTTAGGTAAATATGTAGTTGAGGTTGAATATGAAAATATAGATAATAATAATGATTATAAAAAACAAGATTGGCTTATTATATCAAGATATATATGTGATTTCTTGGAAGAGGATGAAGAATTTCAAGAGACAACTGAACTTTTCAATTGATTTCTATCATTTCTTTATCTGGTAAATCCTCAATAACTAAAGGTTTTGGTAATCTTCCAATTTTTTTATTTTTATGTATGCGAAATAGATTAGTATAAAATATTTTCTTTTCTTTAGCACAAGTTTTTTTATCACATTCTAGAACTTTATCATAAACATCACCTAAATTGTTTTCTTTATAAAATTTTTTCATTGTAGTATTATAACAACGTTTGCGATTCTTATCCATCATTGTAGAAGGACATTTACTATATAACGAAGACATTAGTAAAGTATTATAATTGTTTCCTAGGCTTTTAGTTTGTGCATTTTTAAATTTATTATCAATACCTTTACATTTATATTTCCGACAATATTGATTTATTTTACAAGAATTGAATAGTGGCAAATTAGTTTTACCTGTAATGTCTTTTTTATAAAGCTCACAAAATTGTTTTATAGTTCTAGGTTTTTTAACAGATTTTTTCCTTTTAGTTAATTTTTTAAAAGTAAAACCTTTAAATGTTGTTGACAAATTACTGACCTTTGTTTTACTATTTGTTTTTGAAGTGTTTCTAGATACTGTTTTATTTTCCATTTAACTAATCAATGTTCTATAATAAAGACTATAATAAAGACTAAAATACTATTCTATTATTAAATAAGTGTAAGAAATAAAATAGATTCATAAATAGATTCATAAATAGATTCATAAATAGATTCATAAATAGATTCATAAATAGATTCATATGTATAATATTTATAATATTGTTTTTATTTCTTTTATTTGTTTATTTCCTTTATTTCTTTTATTGCGTATTAATATAAAAAATAAAAAATATATTTATATCAATACTAAATATTTCTAATAGATAAAAATATTAAAGAATTTTAATAAAAAACAAATTATAATATAAAATGCCTCGTAATCGTCGTGATGATAATGAAACTGTTATTCTAAAGCCTCAGGATATTGAGGAAGATTATCTAGATGTTGATAAACCCCTACCTGGACAAAACTATTATTGCATATCATTTGTTTCACCTGAAAAAGTTATAGAACAAAAAGAATTATTTATGTATTATCATTATGAACGGGCATTCTATCAAAAAATTTCGGGAATGATAGATTCTACCCTTACTAATCTAATTGAAAAAAGTGATGACGGTAAAGTTGATGTAAGTGATATTATAAAACTTAAGAAAAGTGTTATTGAAGCAGCAAAAGAAGAAGATGTTCCTTTTGATGGATTTAAAAGCAAATTCGAAGATTTCCGCTTCCGCGATGAAGACAAAATTGGCGAAGTATTTGATAAACAAAACAACTTTCGCACTAGTGTTCGCGGTGTTAAAGTTCGCGGCGTATTTGATACTAAACGAGAAGCAGATATACGGGCATCAGTTCTTCAACGCCTTGACCCCCTATTTGATGTTTTTGTAGGACAAGTAGGTTATTGGTGCCCTTGGGATCCAAACCCCCACAAGATTGATGACATTGAATACACTGATAGTAACCTCAATAAATTAGTAAAAGAATATAAGGCAAATGAAGCAAAGAAAGACCAATTCTATCAGGAACAAAAAACTCAACGTCAAAAAGATGCATTAGGTTCCGAAGAACGTTTAAAACATCAACAAGGATTATCTGATATGCGTGAATACCAAGAACAGATGAAAGAGCAACAGGAACAGCAAAATGCATTACAAGTTTCAGGTGTTTCTTCTATGACAGATACATCCACTATTTCTGGCTCTGATTTAACTAATACTTCTGGAATTATTAATATGTCCCCTGCTGGAGGGGATTTAGAAAGTCTTGCAACCATTAACGAATTAGATAAAACACTATTGCCCAATATGAATACTGGCTCTGATAATGATGTTCCCCAAGCAATTACTCAAAGCCTTGAAGTAAGTAGTGCAAATTCTAAAGAAACTACCCTAGAACAGGAAACTACTATTATGCAAAGTGATGACCCTTGGCTACAACGTAAACTCTCTAGCATGCAATAGAATGAATAATTAGCCTATGTGTTCAAAAGTTATATTGCCAGAATTTTAGCATTTTTAGCTTTTTTAAAAAAAAATTGAATTATTATTTACATTATGGTTTAAGTATATTACACTCTTTACACAGCAATTCTTCGAATCCTAGCAAAACACTACTTTTCACAATGGAAACTCTTTTGGAACCAGGACAAGAATATGTTGGTAAAGTTATCAATGCCGGATACAATTTGGTGTTGGTTCTTTTGCAGATTGCTGGGCTGAACTATGTGTTCAGTGTGGAAACTTTTCCACAAGCTGATTTGTCAGGCACTCAGCCTCCACAACAAATTCCAGTTTCGGATGAAGATTTGCAAGCACATTCGCCAAAGAACCCACCCACCAAAGCAGAAGCCACCGAATGGTGGACTTCCAACGCAGAGAACAATGCCGATGGCACTCGCAAGGGTGGTATTCTTGGTTCCGCAAATCTTGGTTTGGCTGGCGAAGTTTTCATTGGTGATACAATTGGCTTCCGCGTGGTTGAAAACACAAAGAAGAACACAATTATTAACATCACATCCATCAATGATAGTGCTTGCAAGACATTCAAAGCTTATGCCTGCCAAGAGCCCAGCAAACAAGCTGTGGTAGACACACCCAACTTTGTTATTGTTGCTGGTATTATCAAAATGTTCACAATCAGTCGTGGTCTGCTTTCCAAGTCGCAAGGCAAGGTTGATTATCCCAGCACCCCAGAAACTGAAAGCATTGCAATTGCAGGTGGTGGTTTCGTCAATGGCAATCAAACTGTTCAACAAGCCCACGATGCTGAAGTTGAAGAAGAAGGTGCCAAGCCAGTGAAGCCTATTGAGATTCAAACTTTCAATCTCCCCACATGCACTGACGGAACTAAAGAGCCACGCTTTTGCGAGGTCTCTCTTATTGGTCGCGATGGAACAATCAAGAAATTTGGAATGAATCGCGGACGAGTCAATCCCATCCAAGTCAGATTTTATGGCGAGTTGAATGAACTACCTATTATGTACAAAGCAACTGACAAGACTGAAGTCCTTGCCGGCTTTTGGATGCCTGTTGATGAATTCCTTGCACTTTCCAATGACCCCACTACAAAGGGCAGATATGCTCCATGGATTCTCCACCAAACAATTGCCCGGGATGCTGTGAAGCTTTTTTAAAAAGCAATACCCCACACTCCTACCCCCAAAATATAGTGTAAATATTTAATATTTACCTTACTTAAGTATTTTCATTAAAATTATACTTATACTTATATTTACACTATATTTTGTCTTTTTTTTATTTTTTTTTTAATGATATTTTATTAAGTTTTTATTTATAACTAAAAAATTATTTGCATCCATTGCCTTAAATCATTCTAAAAAAGACATCTTGTTTTTCAAACATATCTTGGAATGAACTTTCCAGTTTAACGGGTCCGAATTGGTCTTCATATATACTACGGGGAATAAATCGATATTCAATTACAGTTTTAGTTTCCATATTTTGAATTAATTTTTTTTGATAACCTAATGCCATCATTATTAAACCTAAAACCAATAATACTAATACTAAACTTTGCATTCTCTAGCAGATATTGTGTTCTTGTGTGTGATACTATTATACTATTGTATTGTAATATTTTCTTCTGAAAAAAACAAATGCAAAAATACAGAAAAAATAAAACATATATAAAACATATATATATATATCAGAAAAATAAAATATATATATCATACTATCATACAGAAAACCATAATTTCATACATATATAGTCTTAACATCACTCATCATCCCCGAATAATTACATACTCTATAATGGATATGACGCTTTAATTCCCGTCCCATTAATCCAACTCGATAACTACTAGGGGAACGAACCCGTAATATTGCATTGCCCTGTGAATCTGCCCGAACCACTCCCGAATTATCATAATTGGCATATGCATCCCACGGATTGGAAATTGGTTGTGATTTTGGGTCAGTAGGTTCGCTAGCCCAATAAATTACATTGGCATTGGGTTTAACTTTAACTTGAACAGATGTATTAGCATCGGCGGGGACTTTTTCTGCAAGAGAACCACAAGGATATACAGCCCATCCTAAAAATGGGAGATAGAAATTACGACTGGCGACATACATTAAAATACTGGCAACAATTATAACCATTATTATGGTGCCAATAAGTTTATTTGCCATTAGGAATTTAGCGGGATTATAACCACCCATTTGGAAAAGAAATAAAATAGTGGCTAGCATAATAACTATGTGGGCACAGAAACGAACATACATCCAAGCAAGATTGGTAGTTGATGGGGCTTTGAAGGAATCCATTTTGTCGTTTGTTAGATTGTTTGTTAGATTGTTTTTAGTGTTTTTTATTTATTGTGATATCTATAGTATTGCAATAAAAAAATTGATTTATAAAATTAATTTATAAAATTGAATTATAAAATTTATTGTTGTTAGATAAAAATTATACTTTGAAAATGGAACAAAAGATTGCGAAAATTAAACAAGAATTAATATCAAATTATAAATTTATTAAATATAATGGATTAATACTAGACACATTTGCAACTACCTTATTGAAATTATGTAATAGTGATGTTAGTAAAACTATTGAATATCTAGAGACACTATCAAAAAAAGATATTACTGATAAATTCATATGCATAATAAAAGATTTTGAAACATCTAATGAAATTTCAGAAATTATTAAATCTAGTATCCAAATTGAAAACGAAAAAGTCAAAGTAAGACAGGAAAAAGTTAATGAATTAGATAAGGAAACTAATGATTTGCTAGAATACAAGGAAGAATTAGAAGCTGATTTAGCAAAACTAAAAACTGAACAGGAAAAAATTACAGATGATTTTAAACAAAAATGTCAGGCTAGAGAAACTATGTTTACAGATAAAATAAAACAATTAGAAATTACTAAAGACACTTTGCAAAATACTATTGATGGTGTTTATAGAAATGAATTGTATGAAGATGAATTTAATATTCCAGAATGCAAATATATATTGAAGGAACCAACAATTCATTTAAATGTTGATAAGATTATAGAAGATTTAAATGAAAATACTTGTGAAATTAGTAATATAAATAAAAATAATTTTATATGTGAACTTAGTATATATTCTGGAAGCGGTGGATATCCTGAATCTGCTATTTGGGACCATCGAAAATGTAATACTTGTTTTGGAAATCCTGAAATTTTATATAAGTGTGTACGCTCATATTCTTTCCACAATCGTCCAGAATGTTTTGTCAAATATAAAAATAAAGAGAATTATGAAATACAACTTAATTTTCCAATTGATATTATTTTAAATGGAAGAGAATTTATTATTAAAATATATTTGGTTAATAACAATATAATTTATATTACAAATTTTGGTAGATTTATTACCACAATAAAAACAAATATAATTTATGAAAATTTTAAAACAATATTAAAAATTAGTCAACATCCACATTTTCGTGGTTATATAACAATGATAATTGGAGGAGAAAGCAACAAAATAATATTAAATGAATTACCCACTTTAACTTTTCGTATTCCTAAAATCTTTCTGGATGTCATAGATGCATTTCACCAGCAAAATAATGACTTAATGCAAGAATGTTGTAAAAGGTATCTAGATATCACTAGAGAAACTGACCGTAAAAAAGAGATTCTTACAACTTTACAATTTAATAAAACCATTAAAGAAAAAGATGATATAATTGCCAGAAAGGAAAAAATAATTAATGAACATTCAGTAATAATAGATTATCAAAACGAAGAATTAGAAAAACTTAAAAATGAAAATGCTAAATTGAAAAAAGCACTTCAAAGTTTTTTGAATGAATAAATGAAAGGAAAACACACAATAAGATATTCTAGACGACAGATAAATTAGACATACTATTTATAATTAAATCTTTATTTTGAATAGTATCTGCATTGGTATCTGCACTGGTATCTTCATTTTTAACTAATTTGTTGCTCTCATTCTTTTTTTTTCTACGATATTCTTGCATATATAAACGTTGTTTTTCATTAAGTTTTTCTTTATTTTTCTCTCTATATATTCGATTGCTTTCCATTACTTTTTCTTTATATTCAGGGCATATTTGCATTTTTTTATTACGATACTTGTTTACAGCTTTTCTAACATAACTTTTTGTTTTATATATTTTTTCATCTAATAAGATTATTTCTATATTACTTGTATTTTCTTGTTCTAACATTTCATATTTCTAATAATTACATATTTATATTTGTTAATAATTGTTTATATTTATTTAATAACTTTTAAAAATAATGTATTCTAGCAACACTAAATTTTTATGTATCTAAATAAAACCTTACTACATAGTAATACATAGTGATATATAGTAATACATAGTGATATATAGTAATACATAGTGATATATAGTAATACATAGTGATATATAGTAATATATAGTAATACATAGTAAAAATGGCACGTGGTTCTTTCAAGTCTTCCTCCTCTGGTAAAGTATGCCCTCCTAATAAATTCAGTTTCCTTAATGGTTGCTCTTCTTGGTCTGCAGTATTAGCATTTATTGCATTATGTGCATTAGGTTCCGTATTTGTTATAGTATTAATGCAGAAGGGCAATATTACTAGCAATGGCAAACGTATTCCAATGATTGAAAATGATATTTCTAACAAACCACGTTTAGAACCTCGTATAAATATTAATGCAAATTCTGGAAAAGTTGCATTGGAAAGAGTAAAACCATTATATGAAGGTATGGATACAACTGATGATGGACACAATGGCACCGGCACACCTACTTCCGAAAGGATTCAATATGATATAAACCTCAATATTCGCGATGTAGATTCCTATCGGCAAAATCCTAACATAATCTCATATGGTCGATATGAAGCCGAAAAAAATATTGAACGAATAGTTAATCCTATTCTACCACCAGAACGTTCTTATGTCAATACATATGGCGTGCCTATCAATATACCTTCCAGGGGTCCTTTGCAAACCTATCAGCAAGTAGGTATTCTTTATAAGGAAAATATTGAAAACACCGATAAATTACCTGGCAATAATAATGAAAACAATATATTGCCATTATTTGGACGTCCTACCTATACTGGTTCTAATCGCTGGAATTATTATACCAGCAGTGATAAATTCCAAAACTATAAATTACCTATTAATATTGATGGTCGTAAATGCACCGATGATACCGGGTGCAATGAACTAATGAATGGGGATATGATTTCTATTCCCTCATATAATGGCAAATTCAAAGTAGAATTGTATGATTTTGATCGTCCTCGTTATATACCATATGTATATTGATAGTAATATTGATAGTAATATTGATATTGATAGTAAGTGTTTTTTTTTGGAAATTGGAAATTGGAAATAAGAAAAACAAAAAACAAAAAACAAAAAACAAATAATAAAAAATAAAAACATTCTAGCGTATCTAATAATTTTCAAACATAATTGTGTAATTGGGATTAGGAAAATTTTCACATAGGCATTAACATTCATATTCTAATGTTGTTAAAAGTGTATTTGATATATCTGATATTGATGTAATAAAATAATTGGAATTATTTGCAGATATCATATTTTTCATTAGTAAATAATGAATTAGTTTTGTTTTATACATAATTCTAGCAATATCTAAATAAAATATATCTTCTTTAGCATAATATACATTATAAACTTTTCGCAATATATTCATTTGCATATTTATAAAATTATTTAATTTTTCATTTCTATATCCAAATTGTATTTTATCATTTTCCATATCTTCAATTAAATTATATAGTTTATTGTTAAAAATTACCGTATCCTCAGTTTGGTTTTTATATTGGATACCTTTACTAATTCCATATTGTGATAGACATATAATTGCCATAAGTAATAAAACGGATGTCATTTTAGTGAATCTATATTAATTTAGGTCTTAAAATTTGCATATATGATAATGGATTATTAATTATGGATTATTAATTATGGATTATTGATTATTGATTATTGATTATTGATTTTCAATTTTTTTATTCTTTCTATAAAAATATTTAGAGATATTAGAGATATTAGGTATATTAGGTATATTTATTAGATATATAATGTCTATGAAAATAAAACAAAATTCAAAAAAAACTATTTATAAATCTGCACACAAATCTGCAAACCATACAAAAACAATAACTCCAGAACAAAAATTAATTGTGTTTTTTACTAAATTATTTAAGTCTATTACCAAATCTGATGTAATTGAATATGAAAACATAAGAACTAAATATTTTAAATCAATTAATATATTATCCCATATTGCAGAAAAATATTATAATAAACCAATAAAAGATTTAACTGATGAAGAAATACAATATACTTTAGTTAAGAAAAATAGAATATTAGGATATGAAATAGTTAAATATATACATTATCGTGATTCTAAAAATAAAATACCTCTAGAAAGACTTACTATTGATAAAATTAGAAAACATTATTGGGATACAAAAAATAATAAATGGTTTCCTATACATATGCATTCTACATATAAATCAGACAATCCGAATACACCATTAGGTCCATATATAATGGATGATGAAGACTATTTAGATTTTACATTTTTGTATGAGGTAAAAAGATATGTTAATCCTACTAATATTACCAATCCAGATAAAATATTTAATACATATTTTATACCTAATGGAAACTTGCTAGAAACTCATATTAATAATAGAAATAATCCAATTAACGAAATATTGCATAAAGACTGGTTAAATTCAAAACAAAATATAAATGATTTGCCAACTATGAAAGAACGACAAAAGGAACTTGATGATTCAAAAGGAAAAGATATTAAAAAAAAAAAAAATATAAA